ACAAGATTCTGCTTTCCTGTAGAAACTACCGTGGGAAGCGGTGCTTTGATGTCATGCACTCGCGGAGCCTGACCGTCACGCTCACCATATCCTGTTGGTATGATGAACGGATCGCCGCTTTTGATCGTGTGCTTGTCAACGCCGCGGATCGCACGCTTCATCGTATTCTCGGCCAGAGGCCGGACGGCGTTGACGCCGTATTTCTCCTTAATTTCCTCTTTTGTGGCAAAGATCGAATACATAGGGAGCGAGAAGTCGATAATCTCGGCGGCGGCTCTCCACGGTTCGCATTTGCCGTCTCGAACAAGCCAGGAATCCGCGGGGGCGTGTGTCCGCTTCGGCCATACGATAGGCTTTCCGTCACACCGGGCGATCAGCACAAAGCGCTTGCGCGTGGTAGGAGCGCCGTAGTCTGCCGCCACGAGCTCGCGGTGCTCCACATGGTAGCCGCAGTCTTTTAACTGCCGTAGCCACTTGTTGAAAGTCTGCCCTGCCTTTTTCTTGACCGGCTTTCCTTTTCGTACAGGCCCCCATGTGGTGAACTCTTCCACATTTTCCAGAATGATGATCCGCGGCTTGACCGTCCCTGCCCAGCGAAGAACGATCCATGCGAGACCTCGGATATTCCGGTCAACGAGCGCGCTGCCCTTGGCCTTGGAGAAGTGCTTACAGTCCGGGGAGAACCACGCCAGCCCGACCTGGCGGCCCGCACAGACCTCCACCGGGTCGACGTCCCAGACGGACGCCTGCAGATGCTGCGTGTACGGGTGATTGGTCTTGTGCATCAGGATCGCCGCTGGGTCGTGGTTGATCGCGATCGTGACAGGCCTACCTGTTGCAAGCTCGATCCCTGTACTTGCCCCACCGCCCCCGGCGAAGTTGTCGACGATGATCTCGTCAAACCAGTCAATTTGTCCGTGTGTTGGATTCATTTTCATCCTCGCATAAGGTTTTCCCGGGCCACACGCTCGGCCTCTCGCCACATCTTGGAGCGCTTCTGATCGTATATAAAGACTTCCTCGGAATGCGGGTTATAGATAGCTCTCGCTGCGACCTGCAAAAGCTCTACTACGCGATCTTCCAACTCAGTCTTGCTTTTGCTCTGCTCTCGGAGATCCCACAGATTCCAGAGCCGGTCTCGCTCGCGCTCGGAGATAAAGCCCCATCCGAAAGATTCCTGAATATCTTCCTTCGACGTGTAATCGGCCAGATCGACGAATGGATCAGCGGCTTTTGCCTTGGATCGGCTTTTCGTCTTATCTTTCCGATACCGGGCGATTGCATCATTGATGTACTTCCGGGCGGTGTCCTGGTCTTTCTTGATCTCCATGATTCTGTCACGCTCGGCCTTATCTTCCGCTGTCGCGTTACGATCCCACAGATCCATGATTTCCTCTGCGGTGAACAGGTCGGCCATCGCTTAGTCCTCCGGCAGATCAGCGGGAAGGACTTCACGCGGCTCGGAGCCGTTGTACTTGCCGACCACGCCGCGCTCTTCCAGCATGTCCATGAGGCGCGCCGCTTTGGAGTAGCCGATCTTCAACCGGCGCTGCAGCAGAGAGACGGAGGCTTTATTTTCCTGCCGGACAAGGAGCGTCGCGGCTGTGATCATGTCCTCGTCGGGATCAGAACCGTCAGACGGACTATCCTCGTCGCTTTCATCGTCGGAAAGATCCTCTTCCGGCTCGTCGGTGTCATCGGCCTCGTCCTCGTCAATGACCGGCATGGAGCGAAAAGCGTTACGCTCGATCAGATCCCGGAAAAAATACTGCAGCCAGAAGTCGGACATCTTGGTGTAGATGTTCTTGAACTTCGAGCGCAGCGCCTCGGAGATCGTGAACGTGCCGTTGATCTTCATAGCCAACTCGCCGTCCTTGCGGTAGATTACCATGGAGGCGTCCGGGCTGATGTAGTCCTTGCTCTCGGCGGATTCAAGCATGGAAAGCTGTTCCTCCACGCCCTGCAGCGGGCGGATAGTCAGCGTGATCGGGTACACATCGTGACGGAAACGGTAGGAAAGGTCATGTTCCTCGCACAGTCCGTCCAGTTTCTTCTTTTGGGCTTCATATTTGCTGATTTCGCTCATGGTTATTTCTCCTTTCAAAAGTCGAGTTGTAGTTGGATAAAAGGTGGAGTGTAGTTCATCCATATCGTTTCTTTTGCGAGTTCACCAGATGTAGTTTGACTCGTGGTACTGTCCTTGCGCCATCCTGAAAGGGCAGCGTCGTAAAGCTCATTTTCATACCCTGAAATAATGATCTTTGCCTTGCTGTGAGAAATCAGACTTAGCAGCTGCTGTTGTCCGTCCGCGTCGAGCTCATGGTTGTACAGTTTCCCACTTTTCCGTGCGGTGAGGACATACGGCGGATCGAGGTACATCAAAGTGTCTGTATTGTCGTACCTTTCGATCAGGCGAAGCGCGTCCATGTGCTCAATCTGGACAAGGTGCGTCGTGTCTCCGCGCAGCCGGCACGCGGCTTCGTCGATGGTGTCAACAATGCCGCCCCACTTGCAGGCCGTTCCTCCGATCTTCATCTGTTTGTGGTTTCTCCAGCCGCATTTCTCGTTATTGTGCATCTTAGCCCCGATGGCCTGTGTCGTTCTCACCATGTAACGTCTGGCTTTTTCTATCGGCTCGTCGCACGCTTCGAACGAGAGGTCGTATTCTTCGCGGCTGTATGGTGTCAGCTGCAGCACGCGCCGCAGCTCGTCTGGATCGTCCCGCAGGACGCGGAACAGATTGACAATGTTGCTGTCGAGGTCGTTGATCGTCTCCACCGCGCCCGGTTTTTTGTTGAAGAAGACAGCGCCGGAGCCGACAAACGGTTCCAGATAGACCATCTTCTCGTAGCCTTCCGGAAAGTGGCTGATAATCCAACCTGCTATAGACCATTTACTTCCGGGATAGCGAAAAATTGCTCTCATAGCCTTTCAGTTGAGGATCAGGAGCATGTCGTTCCACGACTTTTGCACCTGATATTGTTTGATTTCTTCCTCGGTAACATACTTGTGTCCGAAGATCCGCTTCATGTTCTTCCAAACGCCCCAGGGGACGCGGTACACGTTGCCAGAGAGAAAGCCACAGACCACATAGCAGCGAGCGCCTAGTCCGTCGTGGATCTCCATGTATTCGCTCTCGTTCTCGTCTACGGCGTTTTGCAGGAGCCTGTCTTGCTCTGTGTATTTGGCCTCAAAGATCACAGTCCTCCCGCCCTTGATCGTGCCTTTATAGTCAGCCTGCGCTTTTTTTGTGAAGCATGCGAGAAAACGTCCGTTTCCGACTGATCGAATGATCCTCACGGGCTCGGGAGTCTTGTAAACCTTTGCATAGCCTTTTTCGGCATAGTAGGAAAAAGTCTTATCAAGAAGATCCTCAAAGGCTTTGCCTTTCGCCCGGCTTCTGCGGCCGCGCTTCTGGATCTCAGGATTCGGCAGCGGTGGCAACTCGTTCATTGTCCTGCATTTCCTCCTCTGCTATCTCTATGGCCCGCATGAAACTGATGTTTCGAACAATCCGGACAATCTTTTTTCCCTCTATGACTGTCAGATCGTAAAGGCCAAACGGATTAGGCTCCAACTGAAAGCCTTTTTGATTCACTGGCCCCACCGCCAATAGCGCGTCCCGCTTCCTTCGGCCCATACGTTTCTCAGGCAGATGTCCTTCGGCGTCCAGTTCATAAAAACGTATTCACTGCTGACCGGTCTGTGACTGTCTGTGTGCCATGCGTCGAGCTGTTCTCTGGCAAGCTGGTACAGCGGCTCCAAAACTGGATTCGTGGGATCGTAGCGCATCCATTGGCTCGGCTGGGCGATCACATCCTCCAGCGTGTCGGGATAGGCAGGATTGTCCACGCGGTTGAAAACGCACCAGCAGTACGTTTTCAAGTCATCGGTGTCATTGTCTTTCACACCGTATAAAATGCGGGCAAGGCTCTCGGCCTCGGCGTTGAGCTGGATCGTGTAGGGATCTGTTTCAATGGCCCGAAGTCTTGCTGCCTCTTGCGCGGATTCATAGTCCTGCATCCAGATCCGGTAGGTTTCCAGAGCTTTTCTCTGACCATACCGGCAGCACGCCAGCGTCCACGCCACAAGGACAAGCACACAAAGCAGATACCTTGCGCCAACTTTCAGCGCCCAGCAAAGATTTCGATTGCTTCTGATCCTATCGAGGACCCCCTTGATATATCCGGCACAGAATGCCATAAAAGCACAGGCTTTGGAGAGCGCCGGTCGAATATTGATGCTCATTTCTCTTTATCTCCTTCTCTGATCATCTTCATGCCGTCCGCTATTCCACCGATCATCTGTCGTATAGCAGGCGGCAGCATTGCGGTTTCTTTGTCTCTTTCTTTCAGCGTTCGGTAGCCGCGCTTGAAATTGGAAGCAACGACACTTTCCACCGTTTCCGAGTCCATAGCGGCCCATGCTTTAAGCTGCTCCGGCGCACCAACGGCTCGCTGAACCTCGGGAGGAAGTTTTGCAAATTCGTCCTTATAGCCATACAGGCCGTTGGAGCAGGCCTTTGATACAAGCGCCCAGGCGTCGCTTTCGGACAACTCATTGACAGTTTTAAGGCTTTGCAGTTTTTCCTTGACTTCCCCTATCGTCGGGGAATAGCCTTCCTTTCTCGTGGAAATCATGGCAGCGATTGAAGCGCTGACTTCCGAATAGCTTTCCGCAGAAAACATAACCGTCCACAGTTCTATCATGTTCTCAGCGTCGCGCCTTGTCAGATCCTTAAACGAATGCGGATAAGCCGCTTTCAAGGTAGCAAGGATCTTGATTGTCTCGTCAGTATTCATGTCGTTCCTCTGCAATTTCCAAAAAGATGTTGTTGGTTTTCTTCCCGGCCTTTTCCGCCTTTTCCTCGGCTTCTTTCTGAGCCGAGGAAAGCCAAGAGTTGATAAACCGGCCAACACCACGAGCCGTCTTTCTTCTGGATGGATTATTGATGCACCATGCTGACATCTTTCGGAACTCTTTTCGGACATTAACATCTGGGAAAAGCTGCTGCATATTTGAGATATAGTCGGGAACTATCACATGATTCGTCCCATCTTTGAGGGCAAGTGTGATAAATTCAGGATTTTGTTCCGAACAAGAAGAATTAAGAGGTATAACCCTATCTTCTCTATTCTTATCTATACCTAAATCTATACTATTCTGTGGTTCCACTTTGGATCCACTTTGGTTCCATTCTGGATCCGCTTTGGTTCCAGTTTCAGAATCAGAGGGTGGAAGCAGCTGTTCCGGGTGATCTGTATATGCCTTGTTCTGCTTGATCCCGAGCATGGCAAGCTCTTCTTGGTATTGTGTAGGCTTGTATCTGTCGCTTTTCAGAGTGTTGTGCATGCGCCAATGCTTTATGACTATCACGCCTGATGCAAAGCCGATGATAAACCGCTTTATGAGAAGGATTTTTAGATCGTCTTCCGAGGCGTTGACGAGCTTTGTGATACGCTTCGGATTATTCACAAAACCATCATCATCGGCTCGCATATTCAAGTGGAAGTACAAAGCCTGAGCGGAGAGAGGCATGTCGAGGAAAGCGTCACTATCTATGATTTTCTGCGTGAACATTCTTTTCTCTGCCATTAGCTGATTCCTTTCTCGCCTTTTGATAGGGTAGCGTAACCCTTAATCAAAAGGGAGTTCACCGTCATTGTCCGGCAGATCGGTAAAAGTCTGCTGCTGTCCCTGCGGGGCGGGAGGCTGCGCGTTGGAGTAACTGGACGGCGGCGGATTGTAGCCGTTGCCGGTGCTGGACGGTGCAGCCTGATAGCCTCCGTAGCTGTCGCTGCGGTCTTCACGCTTCGGTTCTCCGAAATAGGTGTGATCGCAGATAATCTCCCAGCTCGTGCGCTTGTTGCCGTCTCGATCTTCCCACTTCCGGGAGGAGAGACGACCCTCCACGATGATCAACTGGCCCTTGCGGAAGTACTTGGAGACGAACTCCGCACACTGCCGCCATGCGACACAGTCGATGAAGTCAGTATCGCGGCTGCCAGACTGATCGGCATAGTCCCGATCGACAGCCACGGTAAACGAAGCGACCTGCGTTCCGCTCTGCGTCGTGCGAAGCTCAGGATCGCGGGTGAGGCGACCGTGAATGAAGATCTTATTCAGCATCTTCGTCCTCCTTGGGCTTATAGCCGAACTGCTTGCAGACGGCGATAACCACCTTGTTATCAGCGCCGTAGTGGCCGATGGTGGAGATGATCATGT